AAGGGAGTTCCTATAGTATCTATCGTTGCAAATTTAAATGATAACTACGAGGGTGCAGAATTCTATTGCAGAGGCAAAAAAATTCCTTTAAAAACAGGGGATATATTATTATTTCCATCGACTTTTATGTACCCACATGAAGTTAAGGAAGCAACTAAAGGCACTAGATATTCGTTTGTAAGCTGGGCCTTTTAGTATTATAAAGGGCTTTATGCTACAAAAGATAAAAATTCAGCCTGGATTTAATAAACAAGTTACAGCAACTGGTGGCGAGGGCCAATGGGTTGATGGCGACTATGTTCGTTTTAGATATGGCACACCTGAAAAAATAGGTGGTTGGGCTCAATTAGGAGACAATACTCTTACAGGAAGAAATACAGCTCTGCACCATTTTGTTAATTCAGATGGTATTAAATATGCTGCATTAGGCACAAACAGATTTTTATACGTATATTCAGGAGGAGCTTTTTATGACATTACCCCTATTAAGAGTACAACAACTTTAACTAACGCTTTTACTACAACACAAAATGATGCGACTGTTACTATAACTTTTGCATCTGATCATAATATTACGAAATATGACATTATTCGTTTAGATAATTTTTCATCAGCTACCAATTCTAATTTTGATTCTGATGATTTTGACGATACCAATTTCATGGTTACAACGGTTCCAACTTCAACAACAATTACTATTGAAATGGGATCCGCTGAATCTGGATCAGGAGCATCCACATCAGGTGGAGTAAGAGTTAGACATTTTTATAAGATAGGCCCTGCGGTCGAAGAAGCAACAGCTGGTTGGGGACTAGGTTTATGGGGTGGTAATGTTGCAGGGGAAGCTTTTTCAACTTTAGATGGAGCATTAACTTCAGGGTCCTCTAGTATTGTGTTAGATGACTCTTCAGCATTTCCTGCTTCAGGATCAGTTTTAATAAATAATGAAAGAGTTGCTTATACTTCAAATACTACAGGTACCAATACTTTATCAGGATTAACTAGAGGATCAGATAATACTACAGCTGCATCACATTCCGATGGAGCAACAATTTATGATGCATCAGATTATACAAAATGGGGTGCTTCACAAACAGGTGATCTTGTAACTGCACCTGGATTATGGCACTTAGATAATTATGGAAATAAACTTATTGCAACTATTGCAGATGGTTCAACTTTTGAATGGGACTCTAATGCAACAGATGCAACTGCAACAAGGGCAACTATTATATCGGGGGCACCTACAGCATCACAATTTACTTTAGTTTCTACGCCCGATAGACACTTAATTTGTTTTGGAACAGAAACTACAATTGGTACAACTTCTACACAAGACGATATGTTTATTAGATGGTCTTCTCAAGAATCTTTAACGACTTGGACCCCAACTTCAACTAACACTGCGGGTACACAAAGACTTGCGGATGGTACAAGAATTGTTGGAGCGATTAGAGGTCGTGATGCAATTTATGTTTGGACAGACACTTCTTTATTTATTATGAGATTTGTGGGTCCACCGTTTACTTTCTCATTCCAACAGGTGGGTACTAACTGTGGATTGATTGGACAAAATGCGGCCGTCGAGGTTGATGGATCTGCATATTGGATGTCAGAGAATGGTTTTTTTAGATATACTGGTAAATTAGAATCCTTACCGTGCTTGGTTGAAGATTATGTTTATGATGACATTAACACAGTTCCTAAACAACATATTTGTGCAGGTTTAAACAACTTGTTTGGTGAAGTTACTTGGTTCTATCCAGGTAGTGGTGCTGCATCTAATAATAGATCAGTTACTTATAACTATATGGATTCAACGGCAGACAGACCTGTATGGACTACAGGTTCACTAGCTCGATCTTCTTGGGCAGATTCTCATATATTTGGTAAACCTCATGGAACAGAATATGATTCAAGTGCAACCAGTGACACTACAGTTGGTAATACGGATGGAGTTACAATTTACTATGAACATGAAACAGGAGTTAATCAAGTTAAAGCAGGAACAGCTTCAGCAATTGCTGCAAACATTCAAACAGGAGATTTTGATTTAGACCATAAAGGATTAGATGGTGATGGTGAATTTATAATGAAAGTTAGACGAGTACTTCCAGACTTTTTAAGCCAAACTGGAAATGCTATCGTTACATTAAATTTAAAGAATTATCCATCAGACTCTCAAGCAAGTTCATCTTTAGGTCCTTTTACCGTTAGTACAAGTACAACAAAAGTAGACACGCGTGCTAGAGGTCGAGCGGTTGCTTTAAAAATATCTAATGATAGTATTGGACAACACTGGAAAGTTGGAACTTTCAGATTAGATATACAACCAGACGGGAGAAGATAATGAGTAATAGAAGAAGTTATTCAGCAAGTCAATATACTGGTGGTTCTAAAAAAAGAGGAATGTCGCCAGGTAGATCTATGGCACAGTTTGGTCATGCTGGTCATGCTGGTAAATCTCAATCACAAGCTCAAAAACATCAAAAAACAGGAATCAATACACCTAGTAGTGGTCCAGGTTCTAATCCAAATATGGGTCAGACACCTCCTAAACAAACTACATTACCACATCAAACAGGAGGACCAGGAGGTCTGCACACTGGTTATACACCACCTAAAAAGAAAGTAACACCAGTAGGTATTACTAGTAATTATGTGAACCCTGTTTTTAGAAAACATATAATTGATACATATAATAAACCTAGAAGTTGGGTAGAAAATTTACAGAATATATATGGGGAGGAAGAGATAACACCAATTGGATATGTTCCAAAAAGTCTTGAACCAAAAAAACCATTAAAAAAAACAGCATGGGATTATGCAACTACAGAAGGAGTAGGTGCTCAAGAGTTTGCAAACTGGCGTAAAACTGAGCCAGCGTCTTTGTTTGAGGAGTATCATAGCAAGTATGGTGATCAACTACAAAGAGAATTAGAACTGAGTGATAAAATAAAAACCTTAGGAGAAGATTATGTAAAAAGTTTTGATATTAAAGGTATTGGGGATAGTTATGATGATCAAAGGCAGGCTGTAAATACTTTATTAGGAGATATAGAAACAAAGAAAGATGCACTAAGAACAAACCCTGAAACAACTTGGATGGAAAAAGAAGATATAGAACGTACTGCAAAAAGTCAGCTTCAATCAGGTTATTTAGAAAATAAAGATAGACTTGATGATCTAGGAATAACTAGTTTAGAGGAATACAAAGAATTTCTTAACAAAAGTATAAGTTTAGCAAGTGGTGGACTTGTAAATTTATATAAATACGGAGGAATAGTATAATGGCTAGAATAGTACAATCATTAACACAACCAACGGAAAAATATGATCAACAGATACAACAATCATTTGTTAGAGACGTAGATGGTGTTATACAAAAATTAAATACATCCTATCAAAAAGATTTAAAAGATGAGGCGGAAGCAGAAGCTTTCTTTTTAGCATAATGGCAAATAGTTTTGTAAATAAAAAAGCAGACCTAACTAGTACTAGTGCAACGACACTATACACAGTACCTTCTTATTCAACAGCTGTTATAAAATCAATTTTAGTATCTGAAGATTCAGGTAATGCTGATACAATTACAGTGACTTTAACTGACACTTCTGATAATGTATTCAGCCTTTTTAAGACAAAATCAATATCGGCAAACGCCACAACAGAGCTGTTATCGGCACCCCTAATCGCACAGGAGAGCGAAGTAATTAAGGTGACTGCAGCTACTGCAAATAGACTACATGTTATACTCTCGGCTTTAGAGATTAAGCCTAGAGATGTAACTTGATTTACTTGTAAAAAACAAGTAATATTATACTTTCAGGTGAAATCCCTGCCTTTAACATAAAATAACAAACATTATGGCAATATCGAGAATGAACATACCTAGACAACACTATGGCCTTGGAAGCCTAGTTAAAAAAGCAGTTAAAGCAGTTACTAAACCTGTTAAACAAATCATTAAAAGCCCTATAGGTAAGGCTGCATTATTGGGTTTGGGAGCCTATGGTCTAGGTGGTGGTACATTTTTTGGTAGAGGATTTCCTGGAATGGGTCAAGGGTTTTCAATGAGCAATATACTTCCAAATATAAAAGGTTTAAGCACAGCAGGAAAAGCAGCTTTGGGAGGAGCGGCTTTGGCTTTTGGTGGAGGAGATCCAACAAAAACTGAAGGTTTTGACATGGCTAGACGAAAAGGAAATGTTGAAGAATACTTAAGAAAGTATTATAGAGAGTATATGCAGTCCGATTGGGAAACAGGTTGGACTCAAGATGAGGAGGATGATTTCGTGGCTAGATATACAAATGAATATAATCAAGGTGGTAGAGTAGGTTTTTATGCAGGAACAGATGAAGATGACCTAGAAGAATTTCACGATGATGATTTAGATATAATTGAATTAATGAAAGATCAAGGTGTTCCTATAGGTGAACAAGTCAGGGGTCAAGGATCAGGCATCAAGAGTCTAGACGCTGGTGCACAGCCCATAGTAAAAACTGGCAACTATGAAACACAAGATTCAAAACTAGTTGAAAGATATAATGAGCATAAGCAAGAAGATGGAACTATGTCCTTTGACGAATTTGAAAAATTTGAATCTATGACAGCTTACGGTGGACCTTTTTCAGTATTACGTAAACTTGGATTTAAGTCTAATGAAATTTCAAATCTATTTAAAAACCTGGCTACAATGGGAAAAGAATATAAAACAAATGAAAATTTTAAACATCTTTATAGATTATTAGCAAACCCAATGGAAAATAAAGAAGCCATAATAGATATTATGCAACAATATGGAAAAAAGATACCTAAGGTTTTAAAAGGAAAAACTAAAAAAACTAGAAAGAAAAGATCCATAGGTGGCATCATGGGCGGTAGAGTAGGTTTAAAAGCAATGCAAGATTTATTAGATGATGATGAAGAAGAATTCGCTCAAGGCGGAAGAATTGGGTTTAACAGCGGATCAGATATCTTTGGTCTTGGTGATCCAGAAAAAGTATCTAAAGTAGGCAAAAAAATAACAGGAGGAATAGAGAATTTAGCAAGTAAAGTTGCTACAGATGAAGAAGGTAATTTATTTCTACCAAATCAATTATTGAGACGACTAGGTGAGATTTTATTTTTTGGAGGCCAGAAAAATCCAGAATTACCAGAAAGTTTCTATAATAAGTTAGGAGATAAATATATAGAAGAAATGAAAAAAACTAAAAAAGCTCAAGGCGGAAGAATTGGGTTATTTACAGGTGGATCAATTATAAAAAATTTAGGACTAGATGAGGATTATGTAAGAGAAATAAGAATTCAATGGTTAGAAGCAGGTAAGCCAGGAAGATTTAGTGAATTTTTAAGAAATGAATTAGATTATCAAGCAGAATTATCTGACGAAATGAAATCTCAAATGGCTAATGGTGGAAGAGTAGGGTATGCTAGTGGTAATGAAGTTATAGACGTAAGCACACCTGAAGGTGATGCATATTTAAGAGAACATAATCCAGGTTTAACATATGAATCACGAGAAACTCCACCGTGGTTAACTATTGATGATTTTGAAAACCTTGAAGACTATATGAGATACTTAAGAATGATGAACCAAAATAATCAAGGCGGAAGAGTAGGATTATACACAGGTGGAGATCCTGACGATTATCCTGAACAAGAAGATGATGTAACTCCATGGCAATTACAACAAGAAGAAGGAGTTCCGATAGGACCTATGGCTAATTTAGATAAATTGAGAGGTTTAAGTGAAGCAGATGTAGCTGCATTTATGGCTCAAGTGAGGATTTATATGGCTCATGGTATGTCAGAAAACGATGCTATTGAAGAAGTTGCAAAAGAAGGTTGGGCAAAAGGCGGAAGAGTAGGAGCATTCGGTGGCGGTGTTATGGGAATAGGAGTACCAGGAATGAGACTACCAGGAATACCAAGAATGGCACCTGATGGAATAGAATTTGATATGAGAGCAGGAGGTTTCCAGAACCTTGGCGCTCAAGAAGGTAAAGATGATGTTAATGCTAAGTTAGCAAAAAATGAATTCGTAATGACTGCTGACGCTGTAAGAGGCGCTGGCGGAGGAAGCATTGAAAAAGGAGCACAAAGAATGTATGATACAATGAAAAAATTAGAGAGTAAGGTAGGATAATGGCTGTTACAGAAACAAGAACACTTCCCGCACCGTTTATAGAAGCAATTGGTAAAACGTATGCAGATATATTACCAGGCGTAGCAGGTCAACCGACCACTACAACTGATATATCAGCTACAATGGCTCAAAGGCCAGGCGAATCGGCAGCAGATTTTGCCTCTAGACAAGCAGCACAGAAACTAGCAGCAACACAATTTGGCGAAAGACAAGCAGGTATGGCTGCACTTGGACCAAAAGTTGCAGGTCTAGATCAATTACAAAAAGATGCCATAGCAAAAGCAAGTGGACTTGGAGCTTATGCACCGCATCTTGCAACAGCAACTACTGAACTTGGAAAGGTTTCACCATATGTTGCAGCAGCTGGCACAGGACTTGCAGGAGCTGGAACTACTTTAGGTCAAGCTGGAACACAATTAACAGGTGCTCAAACAACACTTGGTGGAGTATCTCCATATATTACAGCAGCTGGTACAGGATTAGGTACAGCAGGTACAACACTTGGCGGAGTATCTCAATATATTACTGGAGCAGGAACAGCAGCAGGACCTTCAGCCTATCAAACTTATATGTCACCTTATCAACAACAGGTTATTGATAAGTCTTTAGCAGAATTTGATTTGCAAGCTCAAAAATCTAAACTAGGTTTAGGCGCACCAACAGTTGCGGGAGCATTCGGTGGTGGTCGTCATGGAATTGCAGAAGCAGAGTATCAATCAGCAAGCGATAGAAACAGAGGCGCTTTACAAGCAAACCTATTACAACAGGGATATACACAAGCACAAGATTTAGCGGGTAGAGCATTTACTCAACAGGCAGGATTAGCTGGAATGCAAGGATCACTTGCCCAGCAACAAGCGGCTCAAGCAGCACAACAATTAGGTTTAGGAGCAGCACAATCTGCATTAGCTCAACAACAGGCAGGCTTTGCAGGACAACGTGCAGGTTTAGCTGGACAAGAAGCAGCACTTGCTCAACAACAATTAGGATTAGGGGGAGCACAAACAGGTTTAGCACAATCATACCAACAGCTTGCTGGTCTTGCTCCACAATTAGCAGCACAAGAAATTTCAGGTCTAGGATCATTGGGTGCAGTAAGACAAGCACAAGCTCAAGCACAACTTGATGCAGACAGACAACTAGCACAAAAAGCAGCGTACGAACCAATGGAAAGAGCAGGCTGGTTTGGTGGTCAGGTAACTGGATTAATGGGTGGATACCCTGCACAGTATCAATTTGCTGATCAACCTCAAGCAAGTCCATTGTCAACGGCGCTACAAGCTGGAACAGGATTAGCGAGTATCTTTGGTAATGTTGCTCTAGGTAGAAAACTTTGGGGAGATGCTTAATGAGAACTTTAAAAAGACCAATGTTCAGAAAAGGCGGATCCGTTAATGAAGGAATTATGCACGGGCTTGAAGATCGTAAAGGTTATGATAAGGGTGGTAGGATAGAACCATTTAATCGTTATACAGCGGATACTTTTGGATCTCCATACTATGACAATGAAGTAGTTATGGAAAATTTAAGAAGATTTCAAGAATTAGGTATGGGTAATCCATATAGAGAATTATCTGGAAAGGCTGGATTTGATAGCATAGCAGATTATATATTTAGACCTGCAAAAAATAGCATATTTAAAAAAATATACGAAGCTGCCCCTATTGTTAAAGCAGAAAAAGCAGAAAAAGAAGTAATGGAAAAAGAAGCAGAGTTAAGACCTTATAAAAAATATTTTTCTTCTGATGGGGAAGTTAATTATAAGACACCACCAGACGACGAAAATGATGACGGCGATTTAGGTGACATGTCAGGAAAAGGAACTGGTACCAAAGGAACTGGTACCATAGACGATATATCTGTTTCTGATTTAAACAAAGAACGTATGAAAATATTTGCTCCTGGAATGCAGAAAAGAATGATAAATGATGCATTAGCTGCAGCGAGTGAAGCTTTTGGTACAAGTACAGGAGACACTAAACAAGACATTGCAAACGCTATATCAGCGGCTGCTAAAGGAATGGGTGGTACTAAAGATCTTTATGACAAAATTTCAATGATGACACTTTCAGGAGAGATTCAAAAGGACATAGAAAAATCTAAAGAGAAAAAATTAGGTAATTATGAATTTTTAGCAAAACTTAGTAAAGAAGATCCAACTACTTTTAATAAAATAATGAAACAGGAAGATAAGAATAAATATGAAGAGCTTTTAGATCAAACTGGTTCTACAGATTCAGCATCTAGATTATGGGCTAAAAGAAAATATCCAGATGTAAAAGATACTTTTTCAGCTGCGGAAGCGAAAAAAGTAAAAATAGAGGATCTAGCTGATGGAGTATATTATATCGGTATGGGTAAGGACGGAGATAGATTCTTCAAAGTTGAAGGCGGAAAGATAGATGATAAGTTTAGTAGATCTGGAGTCTTGTAATGACTTCTATATTAGACGCCTTAAATAAATCAGGCGAAGGCGCTGAAAAAAGTGGCGCAGAAGACTACAGCAAAATAGGTACAATGCATTCCATGCTTGCAGGTGTGGGATCAGGTCTTATTTCAATTCCAAAAGGATTATTTTCTCTAGGTGCAACCTTAATGGATCTTGGAGCAGGTACTAAGAAAGCAGTAGAAGTAGAAAAATGGTTTGATGATTTAACTGATTGGGATGAGAAAGCAGAAGCAACAACTGCTGGTAAAATTACAGAGGCACTAGTTAATATAGGTGTTCCTGGAGCTATTGCATTTACTAGAGGAGCAGCAATAGCTAATACAGCATTACGAGCTAAAAAACTTAAAAAATATTTTACAGTTACAGATCCAGACATTGTCAAAGCAGGTAAAAAAGCAGTTGAATTAAATGCTGCGGGAAAAACTGCAAGGTTTACAGCCGCTGCAACGTCTGGCGGTATAGCTGAAGGAGTCTTTGTTGGTGATGTTGAACAGATTGGAACTTTTGGGGACCTATTAGGAGGACCAACTGAACTTGAAAGAGATGATGACTATGATGCTGCAAGAGAATTAATTAATAGAGTTAAGTTTGGTACTGAAGGAGCATTGTTTACAGGTGTTCTTGGTGGCACGACACAAACACTCAAGAAACTAGCGACAAGGGGCAAAGAACTAAGATTTGCTGATAATAAAATAGATAGACTGTTAGATAAAATTGCTTCTGGCTTTAGAGCTAGAAGTGGAAAGACTCAAGAATTTTTTGACATAGAGAGAAAGCAACTTGGAGTTAGATCCGCAGATTTAAATTTAGCTCAACAAACTTCTAGAGAATTAGATAACAATATAGATGCTATTTTTCCTGCATGGAAAACAGTAATTGAAAAAGGAACAGCTACTCAAAGAAATAAATCTTTAGAAAAAATTCATGATTTATTGTTATCTGGAAAACATGAAGTTACTCAAACAGGTAAAGTTGTTTTTGGAGATATGGATTCTACATTAATGAACTCCATAAGAAGTGAGCTTAAAACAATTGGCGGAAAAGATGCCAACAAAAACATAAATGAAATATTTAAAAATTTAAAAACCATTAGAAAAGGTTGGGGAGATATGTTTACTGCCCTTGGATCACAAATGGATGAAAAAGAACTTGCAAAATTTCAAAAATTATTTGGAGATAAATTTAAAGGATGGTTGGGTGGAACCTATGATGTATTTCAAAATAAATCTTTACTTCCTTTTATGGGTTATAGAGCTTCTGAAGAAGCAGTTAAAAAAGGTATTAAAATGTTTAAAGATGTTGCAAAACAAAATGGAAAACCAATAACAAATGAACAGGCAAAATATTATGTAGAAAGATTAATTAAGACAGCTAGACTTCCAAAAGGTTTTAGAATGGATAGACCTTCTGACCCACTTTTTCGTCTTCCTAATTTTTTTGTTGGTAAAACAGCTTTAGACGATGCAGTTAAAACAAGCAGTTTTACACGTTTAGATCAATTACCTAAAGAACACAGAGAAGTTGTTGAACAACTACTTGGAAAAAGAAGAAACCCTATGCAGACTATATTAGGTGGCACTGCAAGACTATCTTTAATTACAAGACGAAATGAATTTTTTCAAGACCTCTTTAAAGAATCTGAGAGACTAGGTAGCCTTAAAGGTGGTAGAAAAATGTTTTATGGCAAAGATTCTTACGATGAAGCAGTAGACGCATTAGGATCTGATATTAAACCAATAATGATTGATCCATCTAGAACTTTAGAAGCAGGTATTACCAATCCATTAGAAGGCAAATATGCAATTAGTGAAATTGCAGATGCCTTAGCTGAAACTTCAAAAGCATTAACAGATCCAAGTATGGGTGGCAAGATATATGAAAATTTAGTTTTATATCCTAAAGCTGCATCACAACTTGCAAAAACAGTATTATCACCCATCACTCATGCAAGAAACTTAATTAGTGCTGGTGCATTTGCAACAGCTAATGGAATTATTCCAACACCGAGTGCAATTAAAACTGCATATCAAGCTTTACAAGTACCTCTTAAAGGGGCAAGACAACAAAATGAACTTTATAGAGAACTCTTAGAATTAGGTGTGGTTAATACTAACGTAAGATTAGGAGACTTAACTAAACTTTTAGAAGATGTTAATTTTGGTCAAACAATGACTTCTGATAAAGGTTTAAGAATGCTTTTAAAACCTTTTTCTAAAGCTAAAAGATTCGCTCAAGACATGTACACAGCTGAAGATGATTTCTGGAAAATTGCATCTTGGGCAGTAGAAAGAGATCGTATAGGTAAAGCATTTGTAAGAGCTGGAATTAAAGAAGGAGATACAGTTACTAACTATTTAGGTAAAGAAGTTAAATATGGAGATGATTTTTTAAAAAATGAAGCAGCCGACATAGTTAGAAATAATATTCCTAACTATGATTATGTATCAGATTTTATAAAAGGTTTACGTAGATGGCCAGTTGGAAATTTCGTATCTTTCCCTGCAGAAATTATGAGAACAAGTACTAATATTGTAAGACGTGCTCTAAGAGATATTAACTATACACTACCTAATGGAGCAAAACCTTTAAGACGTCTTGGTTATCAAAGACTTGTAGGAATGGGCCTTACTACAGCAGCAGTTCCTGCTGGAGTTACTGCGGGCGCTCAAATGGTTTACGATGTTACAAAAGACGAGATGGATGCAATGAGAAGATATGTTGCAGACTGGTCTAAAAATTCAACACTAATTCCTATTAGAGATAAAGAAACAGGAGATTTAAAATACATAGATTTCAGTCATGCTAATGCATACGACACTTTAGTTAGACCTTTCCAAGCTGTATTAACTAATGTTGCAGCAGGAAACCAGGATCAAGATGGAATGATGGATGACTTTATGCTGGGTGTTATGGAAGCAGTTAAAGAAACAGCATCACCGTTTGTAGATGAAGCAATTTTTACGGAGGCAGCGTTTGATATTATAGCAAGACGGGGCAGAACTAGAGAAGGTGTTCAAGTTTGGAACCCTGAAGATACTGACGGAGACAAGGTTCAAAAAATGATAAAACATTTAATTAAGGCAGCAGCTCCTTTTTCCATACCACAATTTAAAAGAATGGGATTAGCAATTAATGAAGACTTTGACAAGTATGGTCAATCTTATGAACTAGGTAATGAACTTGCTGGTTTTGCAGGATTAAGAGTTGTCGATGTAAACCCTGCAAGAGGATTAGATTTTAAAATTGCCAGCTATCAAAGAGGTGTGCGTAATTCTAGAAGTTTATTTACAAGAGAAACTAGACTAGGTGCTGGTCCAATAACTCCTAAGGAAGTTATAGATGCATATGTTAATTCTAACAGAGCACTATTTGAAGTTAGAAGAAACATGATGAGAGACTATGATGCAGGACAGATACTTGGATTAACTGAAGATCAGATTTTAGATGCATCAAGACGTCTTTCAAAAAGAGATTTTAGAACTATTCGTGAAGGAATTTTTAGACCATTGCCCTTATCTAGTGAAGTTATAAGAGCTTTTGAAGAAAATTCTATGAAGATGGGAATAGAAAATCCACTTAATGTAGCAAGACCAGTAATAGATACCCTGAGAGATATGCTTTCACTTGCACCTTTATCTTTAGAAATGTTTCCTCCATTATATAATCCATTTGATGAAGAAGAAATGGCAGAAGGTGGAAGAGTTGGATATTTAGCTGGAGGAGAAGTAGAAGATCCAATAGATGAAGCTAGTGCAGCGGCAACATGGATAAATGAACCTAAAGAAATTAAAGAAATATTTAATAATGATTTTAAACAATACCTTTTAAGCAACATTTGGAAGAGTAAACCTAAACCAGCAATGTCTGCAGGAACTACAGGAGCACAGGCAAAATCCCCTATGGATATTGCTACACCAGAAGTCAACCCATCACTCGTGGGACAAGGTGCCAATATGACGAATAATGTAGGACTTACAAACACAGGATTAACACAGACAGAAAATGCATTGCTTTCTCAAGAAGAAAAAGCTATAAGACTTAGACAAAGGGGAATAGGATAATGGCAACATTAGATCAGCTATATAGAGCATATTTATCGGGAGATCCAAACGTAAGTCAAATGACTTATGATCCATTTGGCTGGAACTACGAGCAAACTTTCGACACTACGGAAGAAGGCACTGACACTGACACAGGTATTGGAGCTGTAGTTTCTCCGACTACTACTGGCGGAGATAATTATAGCGTCTATAATCCAGATCCAAATAAAATAAGATTGCCAAGTTCTTATAGAGAAACATCTGGATTGACAGAAGCACATGATCAGTTGTTGGCTAATCAACAATTAGCGAAGATGGGAATAGACAATCCATGGGCTAATGAAGCTAATTTAGGCGAAGCATATTATGGTGACATGTATGATGTTAACCTAGAGCCAGGTCAACAAGGTTTCTGGTACGGAGTTAAAAATAAATTATTAGGTAATCCCCTTATGCAAGGAGTTATGTCTGCTGTAAATCCTGCAATGAATTTTATTCATGGATTAGCTCAAACACTTCCAGTAAACGAAAGAGCAATTCTAGAAAATCAAGCACTAGGTTCTGGTGTTGCTTTAGATGATATTGGCAGAGTAGTTCAACAACAAGGTTTAGACTATGACACTGCTGAAAATGTTATGGCTGGATACAACTATGCACAAATGGATGAAGATACTTTTGATGATAGAATTGAAAAGATTCGAGCAGGTAATATGAGTGCACCAGGTAAGAAGACAAGAATAAAAGCAATAAAAGCAGCAAAACAAGCATGGTTGGAAAGCAAAAGAAAAACAAATATTATAGCACAAAAACAAAGATTAGATAGAGCAGATGATGATCAAAAGGCCACTATAAAAGAATTTAAAACTAGAGAAAACATACTAGAAGATGATATTTTTGATAAAGTTTCAACAACAACACCTAAAAATGTTATAGTACCACCTGCAAAACCAAAACGAACAACAACAATTCAAGACACTGGAAGAGATGATAGACCAAGTACACCTAGTTTTGATCCAGGAGGAGGATTCGTTGATCAAGGTGGTCAAGGAGAATTTGGCGGAGGCACAAGTAAATCTGCACCACAAAGAGACTACTCCAGCCATCATGCATATGGTTTAAATCGAGGCGGAATTGTAGATCTATTATAGGTCTTGTAATTTAACACAAATAGTATATATAAGAAGTAAGAGTGCTTTAGGGGCTCTTTTATTAACTGTCTAAACAAGGAGGTTACTATGACTGATCTAATAAATTTAAATAATTTCCTAAACAACGCAATTGGTTTCGAGAATTTCTTCCATAGAATTCATCGACTACCCAACATAAACGCAGGCTTTCCGCATTATAATATAAAGAAAGCAGGTGAAGATAAATACACATTGGAAATGGCGGTGGCTGGCTACAAGAAGTCGGACATTGATGTCCAGGTGCAAGACGGAGTCCTATCCATTGAAGGAAAAACTTCTGATGATAAAGAAGACTTTGTCCATAGAGGTATAGCTAAACGTGCATTTAAAAAACAACTTCAATTGTCAGAGTATGTTGAATGTAGTGGAGCTAAACTAGAAGATGGAATGTTGAAAGTGGATTTAAAATATGATCCGCCAGAAAACAAGAAGCCAAAAAAAATATCGATAAAATAATAGGGTTCAAAAATTACAACGCCTCGCGCGTATATCCTACATTTTAAGGGATAAGTGGTGGTTATTGATTTAACGGTCAATGAAATAGTTAGAGATTCGGAATACCGAATCAAATTCGCTCGTTAGAGCAGGACACCACCACATGCCCGTAAGGACGACTTTCCGATCCCTATTCATAAAATTCTAAATCCATGCTTTTAATTCTTCACCCATAACTTCTGAGGCAATATTAATTTTCTTACGAAGAGCTTTGACGATTCTTTCATCAACAGTATTTTCCGCAAGGATGTCTATATAAGTCATAGGTTTAGTTTGACCTATTCTATCTATCCTCGCTTCCGATTGTTTTCTTTTTTCTAAATCATAGCCATTAGAAAAATAAATCATATTACTAGCTGCAGTTAAGGTAATACCATATCCACCCGTTTGAGGTGTTCCAACAAAAAATCTAACATTTTCATCTTCTTGAAATTTTCTAATATTTTCCTGTCTTTCACTTTGTGGTGTTAAACCAAAATAGTCTACACAACACCCATGATCAAACTCTTTAACAAGTTCTTTAATAATTAAAGTAACATCTTTTTGCCAATGGGCCCAAATAACTACTTTTCCCTCTATTTCATGTAGTATGTCTATTAATTCACCCGTACGATTATTGGGTATTTCTTGAGTAGTGCCATCATCAGCTTTAAAGTGACCACAAGTAATTTGTTGTAGTCTCATTAATTGAGTTAATGCAGTAGCTGTTGTAATCATTTTACCGTTCATTTCAGCTAGGGCTAATTGCTTCATTTGTGCATAAACCTTATGTTGATCTGGGGATAATTGAATAATTCTTTTCATAAAAGTCTTTTTAGGTAGATCTAAACAATCATCTTTTAAGACTCTATGTGAAAAAGGTTTTAATTTATCTGATAATTCACCTAGATTTTTGTATCCGACCACCTTTTGAAAAGTTCGACCATTAAAAGACATGTTTTTCATAATGGCATATCTAGTTTTAAACGTGTACCAAGAAGAATGCCCCAAGAGCCAAGAATCAAGGAACTGGCATTGAGTATACAAATCTAATGGTGATTTTGTCACAGGCGAACCTGTCAATATTCTTCTATATTTTGCCATAGAAGCTAAACCTAGTATAGATTTGGTTCTTTTAGCACTAGGATTTTTAATAGTTGTACTTTCATCTATAGCCATCATAGCATTATGAGAGTTTAAAAATCTTTTAGCAAAATCCACACCTTTTTTAGTTGAAAAAGCTTCAACATTCATAATTAATATATGAAACTTTACCTCATTTTTAAAAAGTGAGTCTAGTTTTTGTTGTTGTGTTTTATTGATTAAAGCCTGCCACAAAATAGACACTTTCTCTATGTGGTTAACCATATGAGTAGGTATCTCTTGCTCATGCCAATTTTTAACAACACCTTTAGGTGCTACAATTAAAGCACCATCTATTTTACCTTTATCATAAAGCATAGAAATATTATCTATCAATACTTTAGATTTACCTGTTCCCATTTCCATGAAATAAGCAAATACTTCCTTATTCCAGGAAATTTCCAACGCTTTTAATTGATGCGCGTATGGCTTCGTTTTAAATTTATAGTTCATAATTTTTTTTCTTTCTTGACATTGTATATAATACCTATTATATCTTTTGTCAAGAAAGTATTTATGGAAAAAGAAAAAGAAAGTACAGTTTACGTATTACAGGAATTACCAGGAACACGAATAGGGCGTCCTAAGTATAATATTATTGGCGCTCAAAAGTATGGTAAGTTGAAAGTTCTTCTTAAAGAAGATACTCAAATTATTATGAGTCCTGGTCCTATAATATATGAATTGAGACGTTTACTAAAAGATTATACGTCTAATGATTATTTACTTTTATCGGGTGATCCATCAGTAATTGGGATTGCCGTTGCAATTGTTTCTGACATAAATCATGGAAGATTTAATCTTCTTAAATGGGATAGACAAGAGCAAATGTATTATCCATTAGAAATAAACCTATACGAGAAAGGAAAAATAGATGAATAGTGCCTTAAAAAAGCCTTATTATATCTATACATTAAAAACAAAACGAAAGGAAAAAATATGCATATAATATATGACGAACACAATAATGAGTACGGAGTTCTAAAAAAGAAATCTTTTAAAGATTCTTTTATAGACGTAAGTAAAAGTTTAAAAAAGGCAATGCCTAATATGACACCTAATCATGTCTTCTATACTGAGAAAGAACTAAAAGTTCCTAAAAAAGAAGACTTGAAAGACATGCCTAATATAGGTATTCCAACTGTTCATTTTTACGACAGTAATAAAAAAGTTTATGATACAGCGATGTACACATCTAAAAACGCTAAAGAAAGATACAAGATCATAAAAGAAATTAATAATTTAAATGAGTTTTTTAAATTTAGAAAGGGAAAATATGAGTAATGAAAACTTACATGATATGTTTGTGGAGGATTCTCCACAACAAGTTAATGAGATAGGTGATGCAAATACATTATCTACTCATGTTCTAGAACTACAAAAACTAGAAGATGAAATAAAAGAAGACGAAGAAAGATTAAAACGCAAAAAGCAACAAGCGGATAAACTTTCAGGAGAAGTTATTCCAGAAATAATGGAGTCTTTAAAATTAAAGACTATGAAACTACAAGATGGATCTGGAGTAGAAGTAACACAAATTTATAGCGCAACAATTCCTGTAGCAAAGAAGGAAGGCGCTTATAACTGGCTTCGAGAAAACGACCTGGGTGATTTGATTAAAAATGAAATCACTGTTTCCTTTGGTCGTGGCGAAGATAACAAGGCGAGCAATTATGCAGACCTTGCGAGAGAAAATGGGTTTGAACCAGCTCAAAAGCTGAAAGTTGAGCCCATGACTCTCAAAGCAGAGTACAGATCGCGAGTCGAAAAAGGTTTAGACTTGCCTTCTGAACACTTTAACCTGTTTAAGGGAAACAAAACAAAAATAACACGGAGCAAATAACATGACACAAGAAGCAAGAGACTTAGCAGTCAAAAAAGAAGGCGCGTTAGCCACTCTAGATTTTGAATCAGACTCAGGAATGGGTTTGGAAAATATAGAGAAAGGCGACTTAGCTTTACCTTTCCTAAAACTACTACAAAGTGGTTCTTATGAAACTAAAAAGAAACATGCGAAATATGTTGATGGCGCAGAAGCAGGAATGTTCTACAATACAGTTACTAAAAAACTGTATAGTGGAGAAAAAGGTATTCATGTAATACCATGTTTCTACAAAATGACATATCCAGAATGGGCACCATTCGATAAAAGCGAAGGTAGACCTGTTCATCCAGACAGGGGGCCAGAGATTATGGCTCAGACTTCGAAGAGCGGAATGAAAGACGTATTGCCAAACGGTAATGAAATTGTCAAGACGGCAAATCATTTTGTGATTCTTCTTGGAGATAGACCAGAAAAGGCTCTTATGCCTTTGAAGACTACTCAGTTAAAAACTAGTAGGGGTTGGAATTCATTAATGGATAATGAATTCATTATATCCAAGAAAACAGGCAAGTCTATACCAGCACCTGCGTTTTCTAGAATTTATCAAATAAATTCTGTTGAGAACTTAGGTAATTTTACCTGGCATGGAATGACGGTTTCTTTAGTTAAACCAGTAGATAATGCAGAAATCTATAGCCTAGCTAGAGATTTTAACAAATCATTACATAAAAGTAATATTGCGGCAGCTTCTGTTGAAGCTAACAAAGAAGAGTCTAATTACTAGTTTTTTCTTGAGGAAAATAGGGCGGGGAAAGCGAGAGTAGAACCCGCCCGAAGCAAGGGATCGTTATGGTAGAAAAATTTATAGAATTATTTAAAGGATATGAAGGTGATTTTGGAATTGCAGACATGTCCAAAACAGAGTTAGACTCTGAACGAAATAAATTAAAACCGAATTATGAATGGGCAGGAAGACCTATCAATGCTTCCGATTACCAGAATCACATAGAAGGTAAAATTTCAATAGGCATACAACCGTGTCGTCTAAATAAAACAGCACAATTTGGTTGTATAGACATAGATCCAAAAAATTATAAAAATTTTAAAGTAGAACATTACTTATCTTTATTTCAGCAGTACAAGCTACCTTTAGTTCCACTTCTATCTAAAAGCGGAGGTCTTCATTGTTATCTCTTTATGGATGAGCCGATACCAGCGGCAGATTTAATAGATGGTTTAAAGTCTTTTCTTCTGCCTCTTGGGTTGGAACCTAATACAGAGGTTTTTCCCAAACAGAAAGAACTGAAAGAAGATGATAAGGGAGAAATCAAACCAGGAAATTTTATTAACTTACCTTACTATAATAATGGATCCACTAATAGATATGCTGTAGATAAGAATAATTCTAAACTATCTTTAAAGCAATTTATAGAATTTGCTAATCAATCAAAAATAAATAAAGAAGATTTAAATAAACTTGTAGAAGAGACACATAGAAATATTCTACTGGGAACTAATCCAGAATTTGAAGATGGTCCTCCATGTCTAGCTTTATGTTCAAAAAGAAAATTAGATGATGGTAGAGACAGATTTATGTACAACTATATGGTCTTTGCTAAAAAGAAATACAAAGATAAGTGGCCAGACCAAGTTTCAAAAGCAAATTATAATTACTTAGAAGATCCTTGGGACAAAACAAAATTAGATTCTAAAATAACAGCTTGGAAAAAAGATACAGCAGGACATACTTGCTATGAGGATCCAATATACAGCAAATGTATGAGGAGCCTATGTTACTCAAGACCTTTTGGAGTTAAATCAGACAGTATAACTTCTTTTCCTGAGATAACAGATTTTCAAATTATTATGTATGCGGAACCAGAGTATAGATTCAACGTGTCTCTTCCAGATGGTAGTAAATCAGAAGTAGTTGCAGCAAATAGAAAAATGATGACTCAACAAAAAGATTTACTTGATTTAATTTGGGAACAGACAGGTATTTATCACGAGCCTTTAAAACCAAAAGATTTTAGAGCAACATTAACTTTATTAAGAAAAAATTGTCAAACAATAACACCACCTAAAGGAACACAAATAAATGATAGACTAGAGGAAGAATTATTTCAATATTGTATTAATGGACCGCAGGCAAAAGAAAGAAGGCAAATTGCAACGGGAGCATGTTTAACTGAAGAAGGTTTTCATTTCTTTAGGTTTCAATCCTTTATTGATCACTTAGGAAACAGTTGGAAGATTCCAGAAGAAAAAATAGCTCAGAAATTAAAAGATAGATGTAAGGTGGAATTTAATGTCTCCTTAAATGTAGATGGTAAAACCGTGAAAGTATGTAAGGTTAAACAATTAGAAATTAAACAAATAGAGCATAAAGTCACAGAAAAAGCGAAAAATAACTATTAATGAGATATAAAGTAATAGGTCCTCCAGGAACAGGAAAAACAAGAAGACTTTTAAATGAAGTACATAGATATGCCAAGAAAGGAGTGCCTCTAAAACGTATAGGTTATTTTGCTTTTACTCGTAAGGCTGCAAGAGAAGCTAGGGACAGGTATCTGGCAAAAAATGAACATCTAACTAAAAAAGACATTCAACATTTTCAAACATTGCACTCATTGGCTTTTAATAGTTTAGGTCTAAAAGAAGAAAATGTAATGCAAGAATTGAATTATAAAGCAATAGGCGAGAGCTGTGGTATACAAATTAAATACGCATCATATGAAACTAACAGTTGGAATGGAATATTTACATCCGATAGTGAGTATTTAAACATAATAAATTTAGCCCGTGTTAAGCAAATAGATCCGCTCGAACAATTTGATAAGAATGAGCACTTAACGCGTATAGAAAGAAATAAATTAGAAGGCATTAATAGAGAAATTGACAATTATAAAGATACTTATGGTTTAATAGATTTTACTGATATGTTAGATAAATTTTTAGTTAAAGGTAATACTCAAAATAAATTTGATGTTATTTTTATAGATGAGGCCCAAGACCTGTCATTAATTCAATGGGCCATAGTGAATAAAATAGAAAAAGAAAATAAAGGAATAGATATATGGGTTGCAGGTGACGATGATCAAGCTATTTTTGGCTGGGCTGGTGCAGATGTAGATTCATTTATTAACTGGAAAGCAAAAGAAATTCCTTTAGAACAATCGGAAAGAGTACCTAGTCAAATACAGCAATTAGCACTTTCTATTATTGAAAGAGTTGAAGAGAATAGATTAGATAAAAACTATTATCCTAAAAAAGAAAGAGGAGAAGTATTACATAGATTTAAACTAATAGATATAGATATGACAAAAGGAGACTGGCTAATTCTAACCAGAACCAATCACTTATTAAAACCTGTGCCCGCAATTTTAAAACGCCAAGGTTTATTTTTTGAAACATCGGAAGGAAATAGTGTCAATAAAAATTTATATGAAGATATTCAGTGGTGGAATAAATTAAGAAATTTAGAACAAGTACCTGAAGTGCATCAGCAAAGGGTTATGGAAAGAATAAAAGAAAAAGAAGTAAACTATAGTCTAGAATGGTACGAAGCTTTTAATAACGTCGCAATAACTACTAGAGAATATATGAGATTAATGTTGGATAATGGAGAAAATATTTTAGAGAAACCCAGAATAAAAGTTTCAACAATTCACGGAGCTAAAGGTGGAGAAGCAACTAATGTCGTATTATTTTTAAATCAAACAATTAATACATTGAAAGGAGCAAAGAAATCTAAATCCAAACAAGATGAAGAATACAGAGTCTGGTATGTAGGTGCAACAAGATCCATGAAAAATTTATATTTAATAAAAAGTAATAATAAAAAGAAGGAGTTTAAATTATGAGTGATGTATATAAAAGACAAATAGGAGGATCTCATTATTCTTCTATGAAAATTCAGCCAAGTGAATTTATAAATAAAAATAACTTGCCGTTTGCTGAAGGAAACGCTATAAAGTATTTATGTCGTCACAAACAGAAAGGACAAAAGCAAGATTTGGAGAAAGCAATTCATTATTGTCAAATGGCTATTGATCGTGATTATCCAGAAAAACCAAAAGAAGAAAAAACAAATTCATGGGGGATAAATAAATGATTTTTAAAGCACAAACAGAATGGGTTAAGCCTACTGAATTTCCAGATCTAAGACAAGCAGATACAATTGCAATTGATTTGGAGACACATGATCCAGATTTAAAATCAAAGGGATCAGGTTCCATAGTTGGAAAAGGTAAAGTTGTAGGAATTGCTGTGGCCGTTGATGGCTACTCAGGATACTTTCCTTTCGATCATGAAGGTGGAGGTAACCTCGAAAAAAGTAAAGTAATTCAATGGTTTAAGGATGTATGTGCGTGTCCTGCAGATAAAGTTTTTCACAATGCAATGTACGATGTGTGTTGGATTCGTGCCATGGGAATAAAATTAAATGGAAATATTTATGACACCATGATTGCAGCATCACTTGTAAATGAAAATAGATTTAGATTTGATCTTGGATCTTTAGGTTGGGATTATTGTGGTCAAGGAAAAAATGAAACAGAATTAGTTGCAGCAGCACAAGAATGGGGAGTTGATCCTAAAGCAGATATGTGGAAGTTGCCAGCGATGTATGTTGGTAACTATGCTGAACGAGATGCACAATTAACATTAGCCTTATGGAGAGTCATGCAAAAAGAAATAAGCGACCAGGATCTAGGTTCTATTTTTGATTTAGAGACTGATCTTTTTCCTTGTTTGGTTGACATGAGATTTCTTGGAGTGAGAGTGGACGTTGAAAAAGCTCATAAACTGAAGAAACAATTAGCATCAGAAGAAGATAGCTTACTCCAACAAGTAAAAAAAGAAACAGGAGTAGAAACTCAAATATGGGCTGCAAGGTCGATTGCCAAAGTCTTTGACAAACTAAACTTAACTTATGAACGAACTGAAAAAACCCAAGCGCCATCATTTACAAAAAACTTTCTTTCTTCTCATAAACATCCTTTAGTTAAATGTATATCAAAAGCCAGAGAAATAAACAAGGCACACACCACATTTATAGATACAATTATTAAATACGAACACAAAGGTAGGATTCACGCCGACATTAATCAGATTAGATCCGACAATGGAGGCACAGTAACTGGAAGATTCTCTTATTCGAATCCGAACCTTCAACAAATTCCCGCTCGCAACAAGGACTTAGGTCCACTGATTCGATCCCTGTTTATACCAGAATCAGGTTGCAAGTGGGGATGCTTTGACTACAGTCAACAGGAACCGAGACTAGTAGTACACTATGCATCCCTAGATCAAGACACAAGTGCATTTAATGTTAAAGACTCCTACTTAAACTCTAATGCAGACTTTCATACAATTGTAGCGAAGATGGCAGACATACCCAGAGAACAAGCTAAAACAATTAATTTAGGTTTATTTTATGGAATGGGTAAAGCCAAGCTTCAAGCAGAATTAGGCGTTAGTAAAGAAAAAGCAGAAGAATTATTTTCTATTTACCACAACAAAGTTCCATTTGTTAAAAATTTAATGAAGTCAGTATCTAATCGTGCTCAACAAAGAGGGCAGATTAGAACTTTACTTGGAAGATTGTGTCGGTTTCATTTGTGGGAACCAAATCAATTTGGTATGCATAAAGCATTACCATTTGAGCAAGCAGTACAGGAGCATGGGCCAGGCATAAGAAGAGCTTATACATACAAAGCATTAAATAAATTAATTCAAGGATCCGCTGCAGACATGACTAAAAAGTCGATGTTAGACTTATATAAAGAAGGAATTGTTGCACATGTACAAATACACGATGAGTTAGATTTATCAATTGAATCAGATGAAAAAGCTAAAAAAATTGTTGAGATAATGGAGAATGCTGTTAAGTTAGAAGTTCCCAATAAAGTAGATTATGAATCTGGAAAAAATTGGGGAGATATTTACGATTAACCAGGAGAAAACTATGGAAAAAGTAAAACAACTATGGGCACTAGCTGTAGCTAATAAAAAAATAGCTATTGGCGTAGCAGTTGCCATCATTATATTAATTAGTTTAGTAAACTAATATATGATACATGGCCTATTTAAATGCGAATATTCCTGTGACTTATGCACAGATCAGAAGAGAATATCTTTACGATCTTAAAAAGCATCACGGCGAAACTGAAGATTGCATTATATTTGGCCTTACATCAATTACAGGGCGCCCTATACTCTTTCATGCGATTATGGAAAATGGTGCAATCTTTTATAGATTGCCTATCTCTGCGTTTATACAAAGAGACTTTGATCCAAAAGAAGTACCTGGGCGTCGACTTGATGAATTGCAGCTATGGAATTGTTTTAGTTACTATCCTGCTGTTACTTCTTACGATATCTTAGATGGACAATCAGGAAAATATATTGGTAAAGATAAAAAATGGCATTATGGTGCATACCTTTTCACAGTTGACTTTGCACATCCAGAGAGTAATATAGTAGATACAGATCATTCTGAAATACCGCACGAACATAAGTGCGCACATATACTTGCCTTAGATGACGGCAACTATGCGGCACAGCCAAACAATAGATTAATTTGGGACATTCCATCATTTACAGTTAAGGACGAAATTCCTGACTGGAAAGTACAAACAAGTGAATGGAATGTTGAAGATACTCGTAAATGGAGAACAGAAGATACTGATAAATTTTTTTACGAGATTGAGGAGAAAAAAAATGACTAAATGTAAAAAATGTCATCACGACTGCCATTGCAACGGGGATTTACACGCAGATGAATATGGTATTTGTGTTTGTGATAATTGCACTTGCAAAAGAACATACAAAATAGAAAAAGATCACGGCACAGATATGTCATACGAAAACGAGGTTAAACAAAAATAATGGAGGTTAGCAGGATGAACTATTATTTTACAGGTATATTAATTATTTTAATGACCTTATTGGCTTTTTGTGTAAAACCAGCTTATGGTGGTTCTACACAGACAAATACTTCAGGATCTAACACAGCAATTGAAGGTGGGTATACGTCAACTGCTACAACTACATATGAATCAGGTTCTACAAGCACATCAACTACAACAAACACCACAAATTCAGATATAAAATCTGCACCACCATCAGCTGCAGCACCTTCTTAT